AAACTCAGCACTTGCTGCCACTTTTTGACACTTTGTGCGAACAGTTCTGCGTGTTCTGGTGTAGGAATGTTAGGCATTTCAACACCTTATACAGTATTTATGACAATTATATTTAACTTGTTAAAACCTGTAAGGCTTCGTTTATATGCTTTATGCGGTCTTCTAGCCCTATAAAGCCACCATTTATCTTTTTTGTTAAAGTTTTGTAATCTTGGGAATCAGCATATTGGTTTAGCTTGTGGGTGTTCCAGAACCACCCTGCTGTCATAGCAGCGTATCTAGGTGTAGCCACAAGGTCAGGATTCATTACAAAGTCTTCACCACAAGCCTGACCTGCATGGAAGTAGTTTGCATGACCTGTCAACTGAATACACCCTCTGCCTCTGAAACGATACCCATCCCCAGACGCTTCATCTCTGTTACCCATACGAGAAGAATAGACTTTGTTAGCAATCTTCTTAGGATTCCTAGCGTATTCGTTAGCTATCTCAATTGTTGGAAACCTAGACTTCCACAACTTCATAAGGGTTTCAGCACGATAGTTTAGGTTTTCCTCAAGGATTCTAAAGTTAGCGCACTCATGCCCACATTGCCCAATGAAAGCAGCTTGTCTAGCAGGTGTAGATATATCGAAACGCTCAAAAGTCTCGTTAAGTGCGTCAGCCCACACAGGGTCAATGTGCATCTTTTTAAGTTGGTCAGGGCTTACCATTTAAGAGATTCCTTACTTCGTTATATGAGTCCACACACGCATTGAGTGCAATAGTATTTCTATCGCCCTGTGCAACTATTTCTGCAATGGCATCGATGGTTGCTCTTTCGGCATCAGAAGCTGTGTCAGTCGGTCTGTCAGGTTGACTGGTTGCTTTTGAATCTGCGCTGGTAGAGGAGGCACTTGTGGAGGCTTGTAAGTTACTGGAGGGGCAGAGGCGCAACTTGCCAGCACGATTGGCAACAGCAAGAGCAGTAGTTTTTTTGTTGATAGCATCATTGGCTTCCTGTAGTTTGGCAGATTGTTTGTTAAGTTTCTCACCCATGTTTTGCTCGATTAGACGAGCCTCATCATTCTTTTGGGCAATGGCTATCTTCATGTCTTCATCACGCTCTAGCCATCCATAGTGGTGTCCAACTTGGTATGTACCAAAGAGAGATACCAAAACACCAATAATTAACCAAGGAATAGGTAACATTATTCAGCCTCTTTTCTTGCGTTAGCTATTTCTTCTCTAACATAATCATCTTCCAAGTGGTCTGGAGGCGTATCAGGAGGAGGGGGAGGAGTCCAGTTCTCATCTAAGTCTGGATTCTTCCAAACAGGCATAGCACCAAATGGTTGACTTGGCAAACCATACGCAGATTGCGGAGGCGCATAGGATGAGCCATATTGTTGACCATAACCCATTGGCTGACACATTGGCTGTTGTGGAGGCTGTTGCCTAGAAGTCATTGCTCGTTTGCCAATAACACCACCGATACCACCTACGATTAGCAGAACAATGTCGTTTAGCATCTTGGTATAGGCTTGGTCAATCGGGGCCATACTCTTAATTGGCTGAGTGACAAACGTCACAGAGTAGAGCAAGGAAATAACGATAAAGAAAAGAATCAGGGTGACAGCAAGCACCACAATACTCCAGACCCTAACCTCAATTTCTTCAGTTGTTAGCTTTTGTTTCTGGTTGTACGTCATTGATTTTTTTCTCCAAGATTGGGGCAACCAAATACTCAGGGCAAGTCTGAGTGAATTGGCATCTAGGTTTCTGACAAGATTCAGCATGGAAGTTGTCTGGGTTTTGGCAAAAATAACGATATTTCTCATCGCAACCAGTTAGCAGTAACAGAAACAATAAATATCTCATTTACCAAGTCCAATACGATTAAGTAGGAGATTAACAATTCTGTCCGACAAATCGTCAGGAAGAAACTTTAAAAAACCTAAAAAATACAAAGCCACAAGTCCATAGACAAATATTTTTAGGCATAGGTCAAAGGTCTTCTGGTACTCATTCATCTGCCACATCTACGAGTAGTTGCACAGAATTCCATCAATTCATTTACACCAACAAAGACTAGAAATAAAACAAAGAAGATTCCACCTATTGCCAAACCAATCTCTAGTTGTTCTTGCTCTTTTTCTTTGGCTGCTTTTTCTGCTTTCTTTAATGCGCTTATCTCTTTTGCATCTGCCAAGTCCATCTCTGCCTGACGAGCCTTAATCTTGTTCCAAACGTCAATCTTGCCTGTCTGCATAAACAGCATCTTGAGTTCTTCTTCAAACGCTCTAGCCTGTTCCAAAGCCATCTCAATCTGGAGGGCAGTCCCCATGTTCGAGCCTTTGCCAGACTGCTTGGCTTGAAGCATGGCTTTTGTAGCTACAGACTTAGCGTCAAATAGCTTACCAATCATGGGCGCAAGTGAGCCTAAGTCATTGGCAACATTAGCTGCCTTCTTGACCATGCTGATTGCTGACTGTATGCCAGCTAGTGCTGTGATGGGGTCAATCATTTTCTCTCAACCTTTTGCCACTCAAGGCATACTACCTTTCGGTTGTAAACATCACCTGTCCATGCCCATCTGACACAACGATATTCAGTTTTTTCTTTACTAGATGCCACCAATGTAAACAACATAGACAGCACCAATAGCCATTTCACGTCATAGCCCAAACGATGATGTAAAAACACCAGACGACAGTAATGCAGAAAAGGACTGCGGTAGTAAAAGCCACAGCCCAATCTCTCATTTTTTAATCCATGTTTGCCAGATAGCACCAGCAGCAATGACTAAACCACCAATCCACAAAACTGGTTGAGCAATAGATGCTATCCAGTTAAGAACCTTTACAGCACCCTTGGCAGCGTCAATAGCTTCCACAAGGTCTTTGGTGTTCTTATCTATTTCATCTACCTTTGCTTCAACAGCTAATAGACGCTCATAGATTTGCTCATGGCTTACATTGGTCATATTGCATCACCCTAAGTAATTTATTCTATTAAAAGTGGTTTTGCCAATGTTTGAGGGTTTACGCCATCAGGAATCATTGATGGGTCAAGAATGTCTTCAACTTGGTCACCATCACGCAATGGATGGATGCAGTACGCCAAAGTATTATCTTCAAGCGCAGTCAGTTCATGCTCTTTTTCAGCAGCAATAAAAATCATGTGAGGTGCAGAAAATTCTGTTGTTTTACCTTCTACATTGATGCTAAGTTTTCCTGTAGCAAGCAAAGTGAAATGCGAAAAGCAATGCTTGTGACCTTGCTCAACATCGCCAGCTTTTAAAAAGTGCATTTGCTTTGACCATAAATTGTCAGCAACGCCAAGCATGATATTAGGATGCGACATTTTTAAAGCCTTGTAACTTGAATGTTTGGATTCCACCAATCCGCATGAGTTTCATCAGGGGGCATTAAGAAAATACCATTTTCATATTTCATACCAATATCAACTAATGTGGTTATGTTGGTAACATTTACAACTTGGTCAAAACCTAATGTTTGTGCAAATTCATCGCTAGAAACAATAATGTTTTCTACCAAGCCATCTTTAATGCAAGCAATTTTGTTTTCCATTTTTTACTCCGTCCATTGAATAATGCAGTAACCCGAACCGCCAGCACCACCGCCACCACCACCGCCAGAACCAGTATTTGCACTACCACTAGCACCAGCGTTTGCCCCATCACCCCAAGAAGCACCGCCACCGCCTTTATTTGCTAGACCAGTACCACCAATTCTACCTGTACTAAGGCAAGCACCGCCACGATATGTATTGTTAAGACTTGCAGCACCACCAGAGCCACCTCCGCTATAAACGCCATTACCTCCGTTAGTTGGAGATGAACCTGATGAACCTAAACCAATATTTGTACCGCTATTGGCAAGAATTGAATTTGTTCCGTCAAAAGTTGTTGGAACATTTACACCTGAGCCACCACCCGCACCGCCTGACCCATTACTTTCAAGACCGCCACGGCCTCCTTGAGCAGAACAAACAGTAGCAACTATAGAAGTTCCGCCAATTCCACCATTACCACTTGAACCACCAGCACCAGCAGCCCCTATAGTTATTGATTGTGCTGAAGTAATTTTTCCTGTTCGCATAACAACTTGACCACCACCGCCACCACCGCCATATGCTTGTTTTGAGTCACGCCCACCGCCACCGCCACCGCCAACAAGAATAATGTTGACAAAGCCACCTTGCGCTATTAGAGCAGCACTAGGTGTAAATGTTCCTGATGAAGTAAATTCTTGGTATTTAACAACACTACCAACAGGTGAAAATGTAGAAAAGTTTGACATTGCTATTCCTTAATCGTTAAACAAAACCCAGCCGTTTGTAGCGTCTGTGTAAACCAAAGTGCCTCTTGCTTGGGCGGAATCTAAAGTTAAATCTTCTGCCAAAGCCATAATCTTGGAACTATTACGAGCAATTACTGGAGTTGTTGTGCCACTGATGTTTGAGAACGCAACATATTGACCAGCACTAGGACTAGCTGGAAGCGTCAATGTCAGAGTGGCTGTAATCAAATAATATGTACCAGAAGTGGCTGCGGTATTACTTGAAATTACGCTTTGAGTAAGTGTGCTACCACCAGCAGCAGCAATCGTTTGGTTAGGCCAAGTCCCTGTGATAGTTATGTTTGAACCTTGAACCAAACTAGGGGTTGCTGTTCCAGTTCCACCATTAGCGATAGGAAGTGTTCCAGTTACACCAGTAGATAAAGGAAGACCTGTAGCGTTAGTTAAAACACCACTTGCAGGAGTTCCCAATTGAGGGGTTGTCAGTATTGGGCTTGTAAGGGTCTTGTTTGTCAGGGTAGCAGTTGCTGAATTCTTTGTTGCATCAGAAGTGTTATCCACATTACCAAGACCAACATCGCCCTTAACAATACCTGTTGGAGTGTTAATAACAGGGCTTGTAAGAGTCTTGTTTGTAAGAGTCTCGACACCAGTTAAAGTAGCAAAACCACTTGCTGTAAACGCTGCGCTAGTCCATGTTGAACCTGTCCACACAAACAAATTATTAGTCGATGTATTCCAGTACAAAGCACCTGTGAGCAAAGCGTTACCATCGTTGTCAACAGATGGTGCAGTTGACTTAGAACCTAAATATCGGTCATCAAAGGCATCGTAAGTGTTAGCTGCATCAGTAGCACTAGCAGCAGCGTTTGTTGCGCTTGTAGAGGCGTTTCCTGCGCTTGTGGAGGCATTGGATGCACTCGTTGAAGCGTTGGATGCAGAAGTCGCAGCAGCAGCAGCACTCGTAGCAGCAGAAGTTGCACTACCTAAGATGCCATCAACATAAGTCTTAGTGGCAGCGTCTTGGTTATTGGTAGGGTCACCCAATCCAGTAATCTTAGACGTACCCATTGCAATAGCACCCGACATTGTGCCACCAGTAGTCGATAACTTACCACTCAGAGAAGTATCAACTTCAGTCTTTGTGTAAGCATCTGTAATACCGAAACCAGAGATAGTCGTAGGATTCGTACCTGCTGTGATACGTCCATAAGCATCAGCCGTAACAGACTTATATGTGCCAGCAGTAACAGCAGTTGTAGCCAAATCGATGTTGTCCGAATTGACAACAATACGACTAGAAGACGCTGTTCCTACGTCTAGGGTGTTACCTGTCTTTGTCAGACCTGCACCAGCAGTAATCTGACCTGCACCCGAGAACTGAGCAAACGTAATTGATGTACTACCTAAAGTACCGCTTGTTGGAATAGTACAGATAAAGCCGTTATTAGCGTTTACTGTACCGCCTTCAACAAAGGTGTAAGCAGCTACCAATTCAGCGTATGTATCAGCATCAGTTGTTCTAGTCCATGAACCAGATGCACACAAGTAGATACCATTAGCAGAGGCAGTAGTCTGGTCTTTAACCAATACTCGGTCACCTGCAATAACAGAAACTCCGTCTATGGTCTGTGCGCCAGATAACGTAAGGTTTGCAGTAGAAGCAGCAACCACCGACGCTTTAGCATCAATACCTTGGGCAATAGCATCTACATAAGACTTTGTTACAGCATCAGCATCAGCCGTAGGAGTACCAAGTCCTGTAATCTTGTTTGTACCCATAGCTAAAGCACCAGACAAAGTGCCACCAGTTAGATTCAGCTTCAAAGCGTCAGCAGTATCTACATAACCTTTGGTAGCAGCGTCTGAGGAATTGGTAGGTGTAGCAAGACCAGTAATAGTAGCCGATGTACCACTATCCATATCCAATGCACCAGAGATGGTTACATTGTTGAACGTAGAAGTCCCAGAGGCAGCAGTTACGTTACCTGTGACATTACCTGTCAAGTTACCAGTTACGTTACCTGTTACAGCACCTGTGTGAACCCCTGCTGTGTTACCAGTTACTGCACCTGTTAAATTGCCTACAAAGCCTGTAGAAGCAGTTACTGTAGTTCCTGTAATGGCTTGGGCAGATGAGCCACCGATTACAGCACCATTGATAGTTCCACCAGTAATAGTGGCAGACGATGATGTGAGTGGGCCTGACAGACCAGCCGTAGCCGTTAAAGTGCCTGTAAGCGTAGATGTTCCAGTAACCGCTAAATTACCGCCTACAGTTACGTTGTCGCCAGCAGAACCATCTTGAAAGTTCTTCAACTGAGCCATCAATGTACGAATAGCATTGTTGACCAATGATGGGGCCATGCCCTCCGCTAAATTAATACTGTTAATGTCAGTATTGTTGTTAGCGGTACTGCTGTATTCTGAAATCTTGGTCTTTGCCATGTTAATCCTTATTGCAAAAGTGAACGCAATGCAGCCGTAAATGGCTCTGCTACTGGTGTTAGTTGTGAACCAATAAGACCACTTGTTGAGGCTTGAACTTCTTGCTCTCGCTTCATTTTTTCCATTGCATTACGCAACATACGAATCTCATCACCACTACTAGCCCTGCTCATCAAGATTCTACCAATCTCATTACGAACAGGCTCTGGAACTGCAGTTCTTGTCATGTTGCCAGATAGCATATTCATTAAAGAACCAATGTCCATTGTCTTGGCAGCAGAAGCAACATTTAATGTGTCCTTAAGATTCTCAAGGTTTACATCCTCCATACGAGCCTCACGCCCAGCAGTACCAGAACCTCTGCCAACAGATTGAATCTCTTTCTTCCGAGATTCTGCTGCTACTGTAGATGCAAACTCACGGAAAGCACGTTCACTTGGGAAAATCTCTTTTAAACGCTCTTGTGTCGCTGGCTCTTTCCACATATTGAGTAAGCGAGTTTGACCTGCCTGTGTACCAGCCAAGTCACGCAAGCCTTCATAAGCACCGACACGGAATGATTCCAACTCTGAGTCACTCATGTCTTTAACAAAAGTACGAATAGTAGCTGCTGGTTTGTTGATTACAGTCCTACCAAGTTCGGCAGCACTAATCAATGCACTTGGGCCAGCATACGCATCTCGTGCGCTTTTATATAAAGACTTACCAGTTTCGCTATCCGTTGTCATTTCATCAAGACGCTTTAAAAAGTCTTGTTTTAATTTAACAACTGAACGACCAAACTCGTTAATTTCGCCTCTGTCATTTACTGCTGTTTTGCTACTAATAATGTCATCAAGACCACGCTTTACTTTATCTAAGTCAGGCATTGCTACATCAGTAACATTCTTCACATTTTTTAGTGTAAAAGGCTCACGCAAACCTGTAGAAATCTTTTCAGCACGAGCAAATGCACCTAACTTTTTAGAGGCATCAAGAATCTGTTTTAAGTCATCATCAAGGGTAATGCTTACAGTCTTTAGTTGTTCATACAAAGGAGTAGCTTCAACATCACGCTTTGTAATCAATGATTCAACAGAGTCAGCCAATCTTGCGCCAGTTGGAGACAATTGTGTTTCTGCTGCTTGAGCAAGCCTTCCACCACGTTGTGCTTGACGACTACGAATTAACTCCTCAGTATAATTCTTTGTTCGTCCTGTGAGTGTAGCCATCGTATCTAGCAAATCACGAGTGTTATACCCAGATGATTCAGCCAAAATAGCATCATCACCTAGCTTTGACATACGAGCAGCCACTTGGTCTGTCGTAGCACCATCACGCAACATTGCTTGAGCCACACGCCTACGAGCCAAGTCAACAGATGATGTTCCAAAGTAATCACGAACGCTCTCAGGAACAATACGCCCTGCTTGGCTTGTTATTGCTTGCTTAACAGGACGAACAGCTTTCATTCCTAATTCAGTAGCACCACCAAGCACAGCACTTGTTGCGCCTGTTTTGGCTGCTTCTACTGGTATGTCTTCTAGTTCTTTAGCTTCACCTGCGCCACCAACAATTCCAAAGCCTAGACCAGAACCCATAGAACGCAAGACAGGGCCGACATTAGGGGCAATGCTTCTACCAATGTTTAACATACCCAAAGGTAACGATGCAGCACCTTGTGCAACTGCGCTACCAATTGGTTGTTCTTCTTTATAGCTTTCAACGCCAGAACGATAAATATCTCGTGCTTGCTGATAGCCTTTAGATGGAGATTCTCCACGAACCAAAGCAGCACCACCACCAACCAAACCTGCTAGTTCGTCAGCAAATCCAAGGGTAGGCCCTTGCAAGGCAGTCATGCCAAGACGAGTACCTTTTGATAGTTCTTTACCAGTTGTTTCTGCTTGAGTTACCTGCAAAGATGATGGAAGTTCTCTATTGTTAGCAAGATAGGCTGCTCTAATTTCAGCGACACTAAAACCAGCGTCTAGTGCTTCTTTAACCTTTTCATTCTCATCCATTTTATTGGCCTCCTCTTGGGCGGTCAAAACCTAAAATTGAATTTAGACTTGCAGGTTTTTTTACTGAATCATAAGGGTTAACAATTAAATCATCAGTACCACCAAGACCACGATTGATTTTGCGATAAGTATTAAGAGATGGCTCAATCATACGGCTACGCTCATCAACAACATCGTCAATGATTTTCTTCATATTCTCTCGTTCTTTTGGTGTCAGGCTTCCACCAGTTGTTAGTTTCTGAGCAGCCTTCTTAATTGTCTCAGGCATAGATGGAACACCAATAACAGTAGAAACATCTCCTGCCTGAACTGCGCCAGCAGGGTCATAAACTTTTGCTACGTTGTAAATTAAAGCACCATCAGCATTTGAGTTACCTTTTCTGGCTTGCTCATAAGCTGCATAGAAACCTTGCGCCCTCATTGCTGTCTCAGTTGCACCAGAGTTTTTAAGCGCACCTTCCCATTGATTTAAGGTTTTAAGTTGTTGCGTTTGAACAGCAGTAGGGTCATTCAAGTTAATCTGTGGCTGTTCAGCTTTACGTTGCACAGTTGCTTCAAAACGAATCTTATCAATAGCATTTGGAATACCACGCAACTTAGCAACATCGTCTGTTCCGTAGAACATCAATGCGACATTACCTTCTTTGCCTGTCAGCTTTGCAACTTTTTGTGCGCCAGTAGCAACGGCTTTTGTTTCGCCTGTAAATGGGTCACGCTCAAACTGAGTTGCACCTTCAGCAAGTGAGAATGTATCTGGGCGCATTGCTTTTTCAGATGCAACCAATTCAGACAAAGCCTTACGTCCTTCGGCAGAACTCATTAACTGTGGCATTGCTCGTTGCAAATCAAATCTAGGCGCAGTCATGCCTTCGCCTACTTGCTGACCCATTATGTCCTCACCATAAATCTCTTGTGGCTTGGTTACAGCACCTTGGATAACACCTTGAATACGTTGTTGTTCAGCTAATGCTTGTTGCTCTTGCTTACGCTTACGAATCATGTCAGCCAACTGGACATTCTGTAATTGGCTTTGCAATGTGTCTTGCATACCGCCTTTGTAGGCTTGCTGACCACGTTGCAATCCCTCAACAATAGACTGACCAGTATTCCCACCTTGGAATAAACGCCCTGCTAGGGCATACAAGGCTTGTGCTTGTGCGTCTTCACGATTACGAGCAATGTCAGCTTGTGACATACCCAACAGACCCATTGTGTCTGCACCGCCTGTACCAAAAATGTCTAATAGTCCAGCCATGTTATTCCTTAGAAATCAAGCCAGCCAAGTGGATTTGTATCAGCAAAAGTAGTTGCTGCGTTATATGTGGCTGTTGGGCTATTGTTTAACCAATTAGATGTGCTATTCCACAAATTATTTATTCCTGTTTGCCCACCTAAATTCTTATAAACGCCAGCACCAGTAGCAGCAGTACCTAACAACTTCTGGAACGCAGAAGCATCAGCAGCACCAGATGCGGTAGTCGAACCCACTCGTCCTAATGGGTTGCCATATACCAATGACATATAGTTTTGCAAGTTCTGTTGTGGCTGGTTTTGCAAGAAGTTGAAACGCTGAATGTCAGCACCTAACTGTTGACCTTGGTAACCTTCACGCAACTGACCAGCTTGTAGCAACTGGTTAATGTCTTGGTAATCAGCTTGAGCCAACTGAGGGGCTGCACCAATAGCTTGTTGCTGACGTTGACGCTCTGCCTCGTAGTTCTGATAAGCCAACTGACCTGCTGTGTTAGTCAATGCTTGTGCATACTGACCAGAAGCCCTATCTTGTAGGTTACCCATAACACCAGAACCATAACGCCCTGCTAGGCTTGCTTTAGAGCCAATGTCGCCTAGTGTTTGTTGATACTGTTGTTGTGCAGCTTGTGCAGCAGGGGCAAATGCACCTTGAAAGAAAGGGTTTCCACCTAGATAAGCACCGCCCAAAGTACCCTGTAATTGCTGTTGAGCAAGTCCAGTTAAAGGATTACCTGCTAAAGCACGAGTTTCTAGGGCTTGAACGCCAGCTTGTGTAGTCTGCGAGGGTGCTACAAAGGTTTCGCCTGTGTAGTATTGTGGGCCACCGCCCTGATACAGACCTGCTGCTTGCTCTAAACCATATGTTAAATATGGTGCAATTGCAGGGTCAACTTGTGATGTGGTAGTAGTAGCCATCTTTACTCCTAAAAGTTCGGATTCCGAGATGGGTCATCCACGGAATACATTATACATAAATAATCAAAATCAACCAATAATTGCATATCTATACGTCTTATTT